TCGGGCCGGCTCGCTTCCGCGCGTTCGCAGCGGCGCACCATTGGTTGGAGCGAGGCGCTCGGCGAGCACAGTCAAGCGCTCAATTCGAGCGCGATCAGTCGTGTCGGCTACAATGAGCAGGACCAGACGCTGACGATCACGTTCCTGCAGAGCGGGCGCACTTACACCTACTACGATGTCCCGATCTCGATCTATCGCGCGATCGCGCGTGCAGGCTCGCCCGGTCGCTACTTCAACGCCAACATCAGGAACCGCTACTCGTACAGCTGAGGAGGATGTCATGCCATTTGGCCTGCTGTTCTGGATCTTGATGCTGTTCTGGCTTGTGTTTGAGTTTTTGCCTGTCATCCGGGCACATCCATACGGTCCGTATGGCAGCAACCTGCTGCTCTTCATCCTGCTGGTGCTGCTCGGCTGGAGAGTGTTCGGCGCCGCTTTACATCCGTGAGGGGTTGATGTCACGCAAACCCAAGCCGATCCTCTGCGTCGATTTTGACGGTGTGATCCATGCCTACACCTCGCCATGGATCGATGAGAAGACCATCTCGGATGGCCCGGTCCCCGGCGCGTTCGAATTCCTGCTCGAAGCGCTCAAGCACTTCGATGTCGTGATCTACTCTTCGCGCTCGAAGACGAACGCGGGCATTGATGCGATGAGGACTTGGCTTGCGACGCATGCCGATGGCATTTGGTGGGAAAGCCCGGTAGGCCCCGGCCTCGAAGATGTGCGCTTTGCGTCAGAGAAACCTCCTGCGTTCATGACGATCGACGATCGTGCCTTCTGCTTTGAAGGCAAATGGCCCGACGTGCAGCAGCTGCGCGACTTCAAACCGTGGAACAAGCGCACATGAAAGTCTCAGAGCCGCGCTCGAAAACCAGTGACGAAGTCAATGTCTTCACCGAGCCGAAGAACGCCGAGACGTGGTTGGAGCTGCTGCGCGAGAGCGAGCGCGCGTTCGACGAGTGGAACGAAGCTTGTGACAACATCGACAAGCAGTACGCCAACCTCGATCGGCTGCGCTCGCAGCACGACAGTCAGTTCCAGATGTTCTGGTCGAACATTCAGGTGCTCGGCCCGGTGATTTATGCGCGTCCGCCGATCCCGGTGGTGGTGCCGAAGTTCAAGGATCGCAGGCCGATCCCGCAGTCTGCCAGCGAGATGGCGGAGCGCTGTGCCAACGTGGCGTTCGATCTCTCCTACGTCCATCCTGCGCTCAAGCTGGTGCGTGACGGCGTTTCGCTACACGGGCGCGGCGTGCTCTGGTGTCGGCACGAGCGCGCCAAGAATGGTCGCCCGGAGAAGGTCTGCATCGAGCACAAGGATCGGCGCGACTTCCTGCACTCGATCTGCCGCAACTGGTCAGAGGTCGAGTGGGTGGCGGCTGCCAGTTATCTGACGCGACGCGAGGCGAAGAAGCGCTTCAAGAAGTATTCCAAGGATGCCTACGACAAGCTTGAGTACAAGGTGCAACGCGACGAACGCGATGTCGGCGGCATGGACGATCGTGAGCGCGCCAAGATCTGGGAGATGTGGCATCGCGGGCTCGGCCTCGTGGTCTGGGTGGCCGAAGGCGCCGAGGTGCTGCTCGACTATGCCGAGCCGCATCTCGATCTGGAAGGTTACTTCCCCTGTCCGCAGCCGGCTTATTCAACGGTGCAGCCCGGTTCGCTCATCCCGGTGCCCGATGTCGAGTTCTATCGCGACCAGCTGGAGGAGCTGAACTCGCTCACCGGGCGTATCCATGCGCTTGCCGAGGCGATCGAGGTGAAGGGCTTCTATCCGTCCGGCGGCAGCGAGATCGCCGACGCGATCGAGAAGGCCATCAAGATGAAATCGTCGAGCCGCATCCTCGTGCCGATCAGCAATTGGGCGGCCTTCGGCGGCAGCAAGGAAGTGATCGTCTGGCTGCCGATCGAGGAGATCGCCAACACCGTCATGGCACTCGTCGGCATCCGCAAGCAGGTGATCGACGACATCTATCAGATCGTCGGACTGAGCGACATCATGCGCGGCTCGACCGATCCGGACGAGACGCTCGGTGCGCAGAAGATGAAGATGCAGTCCGGTGCTGTGCGTATTCGCGACAAGCAGGGCGAGATGGCGCGCATCGCCAAGGACTGCGTGAAGATCGCGATCGAGATCATTACCGAGAAGTTCGAGGATGAGACGATCCTCGCGATGGCGCAGATGCAGCTGCCACGCAAGTTCGAGATCCAGCAACAGATCAAGACCATCATGCAGAACGCGCAGCAGCAGCTGATGCAGCTGCAGTCCAATCCGCAGATGCAGCAGCAGATCGCGCAGAACCCGCAGGCGCAAGCGCAGGCGCAGCAGATGGTTCAGCAGGTGCAGGGCGAGATCAGGAAGCTCACCGAGAAGGCGACGGTCGAGGACGTGCTGGCGTTCCTGCGCGACAATCGCGCACGCTCGTTCACGCTCGACATCGAGACCGACAGCACGATCATGATCGACGAGCAGCAGGAGAAGGAGCAGCGTGGCGAGTTCGTCGCCGTGCTGGCAGGCCTGATCCAGCAGATCGGCGTGATGATCACGACGTTGCCGCAGACCGCGAAGTTCGGCGGCGACGTGCTCAAGTTCGCGATCGCGCCATATCGCGCCGGGCGCGCGCTCGACAGCTCGATCGACGAGATGGTCGATCAGCTCGGCCAGATGGCAGCGTCTGGCCAGCTGCCGCAGGGCGGCCAGCAGCAGCAGGGCGGTGAAGATCCGCAGATCAAGCTGCAGGTCGAGCAGATGAAGCTGCAGCATGCCTCGCAGGAGAATGACAAGGACCGCCAGCTGCAGATGGCCGAGCTGATGACCAAGGCGCGTGGCGAGCAGGAGAAGATCCGCAACGAGAGGGAAGTTGCGATGCTCGAGTTCCAAGGCGCCGAGCGCGAGCGTGAGGCCAAGATCGTCCAGATCCGCGCGCAGATGGAGCGCGATCGCGTGAAGGCCGCGCAGGATGCGCAGAAGGGACAGCAGGACCTCGTGCTCAACACGCAGAAGGCGCAGATCGCGCAGCGTGGCCAGATGGACAAGAACGCCGCCGTGCGTCAGGGCATGAACATGAAGGCGCAGGAGGGCATGCTCAATCGCAGTCAGAAGCAGGCACAATTCAATCAGGCTGCGCGCCAGAAGGATCAACAGTTCGCGCAATCATCGCAGCTGAAGGAGAAGCAGATGACGATGCCGCGACCGGGTGCGAGGTGAGCCATGCCGGTCGATGCCAACTTCCTGATGCAGCGACTGATGCGCGGCGGCATGTCGCGCATGCAGGCGGCGGCAGTTGTTGGCAACCTGCAGCGCGAGAGCAGCCTTAACCCAGCCGCTTATAATGCGGACGAAGGTGCCTATGGCCTGATGCAGTGGCGCGGACCACGCTGGCAAGCGCTGCAGCAGTTTGCCGGTCAGCAAGGCAAGTCATGGACCGATCCCGGCGTGCAGGCCGACTTCATCGGGCACGAGCTGCGCACCACCGAGCGCGGCAACGCGCGGGACTTCTACAAGGCGCCGACCATCGACGCCGCGTCCGAGGCGTTTGGCCGGCGCGTCGTGCGCTTCGGCGACAAGTCTCTTGGGGAGCGGCAGGCTGCCGCACGTGCGCTCTATGGTGGAGATGCTGGCCAGCCTGCCACCGGTGCAATTGCCGATCAGGCAACACCTTCTGCACCGGGGGATGTTTCACGTGAAACGTCCGCACCGGCCGCTCGCGCCACACGCGACGACATTGCGCGGGTCATCAACCCTCCCCGCCCGCGCGGCATCCGTGGCGGGCTTCAATCCCTTGGTCAAAGTCTTGCCACGGCAACATTTCCTCGTTCCTCCGGGGCCTCCCAAATGTCCACCGGAGGGAGTGCGGCTGCGGCGGGTGGCTCGCAAGCTTTATCCATGCCGCAGCCGCCGCAATTTCCGGGCGGGGCTGTTCCCATTCCCACGTCTCGCCCGGCGCCGGCGCCGGGGCTCCTGACCGGGGCCCCGGACGCTGCCAGTTCGCTGCCGGGGGCCAAGATGGGGGCGCTTGCCGATCTTGCCGCCTATCAGGACGGGGACTGGTATGGGTGATCCGCGCGATGATCTGACCGAGCTGGAACTGATGCAGCGTGGCATTCCGCGCATCACGGTGCGGCCGGAAGGTATCGCAGCCCCGCCTCCGGACGATACGGGATGGGGCAGGGCCGGTGCTGGCGGTCGTCCGGAAGGTCGACTGTTCGAGCCAGACGTGACGCCATCTCCACAGCAGACGTTCCACAACGATTGGCGCCCCGTCTCGCGCGACGAGGCTGGCAATGTGCGCGTGTTCGGCATGAAGCCGTCCTTTGGTGGCTTGGCCGAAGAGGTCGGTAAGGCTGGCCAAGGATTTGGCTCGCTGGTGCGCGGTGCCGGCGAATGGCTCGGCAACCGTCCGGTCGCGGCCGCGGCCGCGGCTGGGCCCCAGATCGATCCCACAGCGGCTCCTCGCCAGATGTGGCAACGGAACTATCCGTCCACCCAGTCGACCGGGCCGGGCATGCTCGGGCACATGGCTGGGCAGGCGTTGATGGCGCCACACAACATCATCGAAGGCGGCCGGGTGGCGCGCGATCCGGCTGCAAGGCCTGAGCAGGTCGCGCAGGCGCGCCGCCAAGAGGCCGAAGGCGCTTTTGAGATCAGCTCCAATCTGGCTGGCATTGGCACCGGCTTTGCGGCGGCTCGTGGCGGCGCCAGCGCCGGCATGTTCGGCGGGCGCATGTCGCCGAAGGCTGATCAGTCTGCGTTCAATCTCGCCGAGCAGATGGCCGCACGCGGCATGCCCGATCAACAGATTTTCGATGCGACAGGCCTGCGTCGCTTTCCCGATGGCAAGTTTCGCTTCGAGGTATCGGACGACAAGGCGCGCTTCAAAGGCCTGCCCGACAACTACGACATCGACAAGGTCACGCAGCAGGTCTTCCGTGAGAACAACCCGGAGCAGGGGCTCGACCTGTTCGGCAAGAAGACCGGCATCAAGGCGCCAAGGGAAGGCGGCGCCCGCTGGCGCGTCGAGATGTTGAAGGCGCGACAGATCGCCGAGCAGCGCATCGAGCGACAGCCACCGCTGACGTGGAGTGATCTCGTCGAGCATCCGGAAGCGCTCGAAGCGTTTCCCTATTTGCACGACATGCCGGTCTACGTTGACAACAGAGGCTCATGGCGCGGTGCCTATTATCCACCCATGACGCAGCATGAGCGCCCGTTCATGGCAGTCAATCCGCGCCAGAACATGGAAGGTGGTGCACTTGATCCGCGTGGCAAGATGCTCGAAGTGCTGCTGCACGAGCCGCAGCATGCGATCCAGCAGGTTGAAGATTTTGCTCGTGGCGCGAACGTAACGACCATCCGTCCGGGTTCTCCAGCCGAGGAGATTTTCAAGAAGAAGCTGGACGAGATGTTGCAGCCGATGTCACGCTCGGAATTCGATCGTGCGCAAGGATGGCGGTTTACCACCGAAGAGGCGATCAACGCGAACTATAAAAAATATCGGGAAGGGTTTCACGTTTCACCGTCAGAGCGTGCGCAGCACGAGCAGTACGCACGCGAATGGACAGCGCGTCATGTTTACCCGCTCTCGGCTGGCGAGAACGAGGCGAACGTCGTCTGGTCACGCGCCAACATGACGCCAGCCGAGCGTGCCGCCGTTGATCCGCGCTCGATGATGAAGGTGCCACCCGGACAGCAGATCGTTGAGTTCAATGAGCCGCTTGAACTGGGCAACGTGCTCAATCCCGTTCCGCGCGAGTTGCGCATGCAGGCGAAGACGGCCGAGCCGTCGTTCAACCCGCTCGACAAGAATGCGCCCGACGTTGTGTGGGATGGTAAGCCGATGAAGGCGTGGACGCCGGACGAGTGGAAAGAGTTCGGTGATCACTACGGCATCAAGAACCTTGGCCCATTGACGCCGCCAAAATCATTTGCCGTGAAGGACGCGCAGGGCAATCT